CAACCCCGACTCTGGAGGGCCGCGCAAGCGGCACGGTTGGAAGCGGAGAGGTCATCGACTGATACGTTGTTGCTGTCGATGGTGATTTCCCTGCCAGCTAATGCTGTGCCGCCACTTGCGCCAGTGTCCGTTGCCCATTGACCGCTAGCGGAAATGGACAAGAGAATGTTCTCAACGGACTGTTCAGTTAAAGCGGTGCAGCCGTCCCATGCGTTCTTGAAACAATTAGTGGAGACACTTGCAGGATTCCAGTCATCAAAGACACCGGCAGGGAAGGTGGTTAGGGCTGTGCAGCTATACCAGCAACTGTAGAAATAACGACTACTAGAAACGTCTATATCGGCGGGGAATGAGACGAGGGAGGTGCAGCTACGCCATGTGCTATCGAAATTTGTGCCGCTAGATAGGTCGAGAGTGCTGGGGAAGGAGACGAGTGAACTACAACCATTCCAGCAGTCATCGAACCTTGTCCCGCTCGACAGGTCCAAATCTCCGGGGAATTCGGTCAGTGAAGTGCAATTCTGCCAGCTGGACCTAAAATCTGTCCCGCTCGATAGGTCTAATTCGCCGGGGAATTCGGTCAATGAAGTGCAATCCTTCCAGCATCTATAGAAATCTGTGCCGCTCGACAGGTCCAATTCGCTGGGGAAATCTTCGAGTGAATTGCAATCACGCCAGCATTCATAGAAAGTTGTGCCGCTCGACAGGTCCAGTGTGCTGGGAAATTGGCCTAGTGAATTGCAATTATACCAACTGTAACTGAAATTTGTTCCACTCGACAGGTCCAGAGTTCCGGGGAACTCTTCGAGTGAAGTGCAATCATACCAACTGCCACTAAAATCTGTTCCGCTGGAGAGGTCAAGCGTTCCGGGGAATTCGGTCAGTGGAGTGGCCCCCCAACTGTAACTGAAATTTGTTCCGCTGGAGAGATCAAGCGTTCCGGGAAATTCGGCAAGTGAAGCGCATTGATACCAGCAGCAGTAGAAATTTGTGCCGCTCGATACGTCAAGTAAGGGGAATGAGGTAAGTGAAGAGCAAGACCGCCAGCACTGACTGAAATTTGTGCCGCTCGATACGTCAAGTAAGGGGAATGAGGTAAGTGAAGTGCAAGACCGCCAGCACTCGCTGAAATCTGTCCCGCTAGATGTGTCCAGCAAGGGGAATGAGGCGAGAGCGGTGCACCCATACCATGCGCCACCGAAATTGACTACATTCGACAGGGTGACGCCTGCTGGGAAAGATGTCAGGCCCGTGCAGTCGCGAAATGCCTCATAAAGACTTGTGACCCCGCTCCAATCAACTCCAGCAAATTTGGGAGTAACGAGGTCGCCACGGCCACTGAAATAGTATTGCAGATTCCCGGTTGGGCTGAGTGTGGCACCCTTAACCTCCGACAAATATTCAATAATCTCCGAAACTTCCCAGTCGCTTACCGTCGTAGGCAGGAGAACGTAGGCGTAGAAATTGAGGGCCGTGGAAGTGGTCTTCTGCTGCCCAAGCGCGTTTATGCTGGCAATGGAATCTGCATTTACCTCAAAGGCAAATATCCCGTTGCTTGTTGCAACAACCAAGATTCCCGCCTGCTCGACAGCGGAAGGCGAAAATTCCAACAGGCCATTGACACCATCAAAAGTGGCGAAGCCAGTAACATTGTCGTGAGTGGGCTGGTTGGGTCCAGTGTCCTGAACCATCTTCTTGGCCAACTGGTTGCTCCCACCAGCGGCTTGCTCCCATTCGGAAATCGCCCCCCCGGCAGTCGTTATCTCCCCATAGCTCTTCGCGTCGAAATACAGATATGGGTTTTTGTCCTTCGGGTCGATGGAAGACTTGACCGAGGACTTCCTCGACGAAGAGGACAACTGTAATCCGGGGGATATTCTCATTTCTCTCGGGGACTAGAAAATCACGCTGATATCGCGAGCGGTGGTTCCGGAGGCGAAAATCTTGGTCACGCAGAGAGGCAAGACTCCAGCCGGGACGCCCACAAGCGTAACGATGTTGCCCTGCAAGGTGGTGACCTTGATGTTTCCAGCCGTTCCGATAACAACAGCCCTTGCAACCTGTGTGAAGATTGAGTCAGCGGTGTGGTCCCAAGGCGAGGCGTCAATGCCGCTGTCCTTGAACTTGGATTTTACGTTTGCGGTGTGGTCCATTGGATTTGATTGGTTCGATTAGAATAAAGTTTTTACGATGCGCCCCTGAGGGGTCCATGACCCAGTTGCAACAATGATCTTAACAACAAGATACAATATAGCCACCCCTACGACAACCCATACGGCCCTCTTGTATTTAAGGGCCTCGTCTCTCTCAGCCTCTGCTTTTGCTGCTTTCTCATGGGCCCCGTCTCTCTCGGCGGCGATTTTAATGCCTATTTCTATTCTGGCATTGGCCTCCTCTAGTCTTTGGACTAGGGTCTCGTTCTGGACGGACATGGCTTCGATTTGGGACCGCAACTGCAAATTGGCCTGCTCGGCCTTGCCCAAGCTGACCTTGGCCTCTTCCAGAGCGGCTACAGCCGCCTCTCTTGCTGTGATAGACGAATCCAGCTCCACTCTGAGGTCTATAACAAAGGACCTCAGCTCGTCTGCCGCAGCAGACCCGGCCTCAAGACCGTTGGCATAGGCCTCTTCTACAGCCTTCTCTATGGCCTCTGTGGTCAACCGGGCCGCATCCAGCTTGTGCCCAACGGTTCTCACGGCATCCTCAACCTTGCCAACTTTCTCCTCCACCTTCCTGACCTGAGCCTCAGTATTGGCAATATCTGGCTTTTTGGCCAGATTGGGGACCATTATGGCGGGAGGAGCCTGTGTCCCCGGGACCGTAGTGCAAGAAATAGCAGCCAAGGAGCTTGCAACAATTGCAAGGCCCAAGCACAGCTTCTTCTTTTTGCGGTTGTTCATGTCTTCCCTCCGGAGGGAGGCTTAGTCCATGGGGATCAGGGTTAGCGAAATATCGGTAACGGTGGGGTCGTCGTCCCCTGACTCGTTGGTAATGTAGACCTCTACCGTATTGGTGTTGGCCAAGCTCATAATATGCTGGACGGTCATTACGTCTTCGTGAGTGGCATTCAGGAACGTCTGGCTGACCTCTGTGGTCGCAACGGTCGCGCCGTTTAAGCCGAGCCGCGCAGATAGCGTAGCCGTCCCAGAGGCCCCGCTCTTGACGGTCATAACGGCTGTGATGAGGAAGTTTGATGTAACAGAACCCCCATAAGTGACCTTTGCCAGCGTTGAGGAGGGAACCGTGAAGTTGGCCCCATTAACCACCGCGAATGTCCCGGGGTGAACAATCTCAAAAGAATCTTCGTCTAGGGATGTCGCGTTTGTGTTATTTCTGGTTCCGGCAATGACCCCAAACCCCAAGGTGGCAGCTTGCGTGGATGCGCTCAGGGTGGCTCTCCCGGCGGCTGCGTTGGCGGCAGTCATCAATGATCTGCCTGTTGCGGTGGAATCAGTTACGTCGGTTGCAATAATTTCCCCCGCCCCACTGGCACAGATGGCTAGATTCCCGTTAGCGTCTGGAACAGCAATGCTCCTAGTGCTTGAAGAATCAAAGGTGAGCTGGGCATACCCCCCGGAGGGGCCATCCATCCTAATCATGTTGGAGCCACTCGCGGGGTCGATTGTGATATTCCCGGTGAAGGTGTCCCCTGCGATATTGGCAGCCGCAAGTGCCGTCCGGAATGCCGAGGCTGAGGTTACCCCCCTCCCGTCTCCGTCCACCAGCTTCTCAGTGCTACCCCCGCCATGGGGAAGCTGAAACTTGGTGGTGTTCGCCGCGTCCTCCAAGGCGAGTTTTGCGCCAGAGCTAAAGTTGTAACCCTCTGATGTAGAAGAGGTCACCAAAGTCTTGGCGAATGTCGGGGAGTCGGCAGCAGCCACTCCTAGAGCGGTTCTGAATGCCCCGGCGTCCGTTATTCCCCCTCCATCTCCAAGAACAACCGTCCCATCCGCATCAGGCCATGTCACTGCGCGGTTGTCAGTGAGGGTGCCATGGTCGATCTCCGAGTAATAAGAGGACGCCGTGTTGTATAGGCGCACCTTGGACCCCGTGAGAACCTCGAACATGTTGCTGCCCGAGTGCCTAGCCGAAAGGATAACAGCGCCAGCCGCCTGATTGTTATCCGCGATAAGGCCCACCCCGCTGCTGCCTGCGTTATAGAAGTTCCCCCCAATTCCGCTGGCCCCCGTGTTCGATCCATACACTGCGGTGCCGCTGCCGCCCGAGGAAAGTCCAGATATCCCCTTGCCGCTGCTGCCTGTGGCTGTCGCATAAACTGCTTTTGTCGAGCCAGTTGACGCAAAATTAGCCTCCCCGGTAGAGCCCCGCTTTACGACCTTGCTGACTGTGGCCGCAGCGGTTGCATCGCTAACTTCTGCGCTGGTATGGGTGTGCGATGTGGCGGCCTTTCCCGAGATGGCCGTGGCATTAGTTGCAACATCAGCGGTGAGCGTTGCAAGATCGCTAACGAGATCGGTAACCGTGTTTTGGGCCTGCGCTCCAGTGTGGTTGGCACGGGCAAGAAGGGTCGCGGTGGTCTGCCCACTGTCCTCAATAAGGCCGTCGGCCTTGGACATGAAAAGGTTTCCGGCAGTTGGGGTCCCGTAGATTTTCGTGTAGATCCCAGTAAGGAAAGTCGTGACCCAAGCGGTGGTTGGGATTTTCAACGAGTTGTCGGACGCGCTGACCGGAGTGGTGGTCGTTGGGGCTCCAGTGAAGATGGGAGAGGCCAAGTTCGCGACCTGAGCGCCGTCTTGGTAAATAGTCTGCCCCCGGACCTCAGCCCACTGAGTTCCAGATTTGCCAAGTTTCCCTGTGTTGTTGGCGCTGGGGATTACATTTGGAGTAGCCATTGCATTAAGTGGAATTAACGATTAAATCTTCTGAGGAGTAGCCAGAAACGGTGAAGAGGGAGTTGGTTATCGGAGAGGCCACGATGGTTATGTCCCCGTTCTCGTCATCCTCCACCCAGACTGAGGAAACGCCCCTGAAGCCGTTACCCGTATCACAGGGCGTCAAGTCAGAGCCTGCAAGGACCCATGGGGCTTCTGTGCCGCTGGCTCCTTTGCCTCCTCCTAAAAGCTCTGTTCCTGATCGGGTAATCACGGTCCTAATGGTATGATAATTAAGGCGATCTAACAATTGGATTTCTCTGTTGGATGGGGATGGTGAACCTCAGGACAACACCTTTGTCCTCGTTAGTCGTGGTGACCGTTCCCACCCCGGTGTTTGTTCTGGTCTCCGTTACGTCACCCACCTTGGCTTCGGTGGTGGTGACGGGGTCGAGGAGGTTGGTTGTCTCTTCACTTACAAGGGTCGGGGAGGATACTTTCCTAGTCGTCGAAGCGTCATACTCCTGCGTGGATGTCTGCCCCTTGAACTGCTCGCCATCCGTTACCCGTTTAGTTATGTTGTCTGAACTAGCCATATTTTTTACGCGTCTGCGTCTCCGTAAGTGTAATTCACCTCCTCCCAGCTATTGTCGCCCCCGCCCCCGGTTGTTGTGACCTTGGGGTGGGTGATAGTTGTGCTTTCGGTGTGATTTCTGTAGACCCTTGCGACCCTCGTGGCGTCGTTGGTCTTGGTTGCAACTTCTTGCGAGTGGGGGCCAGCGGTGAGGTCTGCCACTCCAGAGGACCTTGTGGTGGTCGTGGTCCCGTCGCCCTCGGACGCATTGTTGGTCCTAGTGACGACATTGATGTCCGTCCCCGTGACCATATTCACCTCAAAGTCAACGGCCTCGGGGAGAAGGACAATAACGCCCTCCTGACGCATTTCGTAACATGCGTCATTGATTTCTTGCAGGGCCTGCTTGACTGCGGCCTTTAGCTTGGTGGCGTCTGCGATCATTTAATATCCGGGTCTGGTTCTTGCATAGTTTGCAGGAGATCCCCTATTGGGCTGCATGGTCCTGTTTATCGCCGCGATGGCCGAAATCCCCCTCTGGAGGGAGATTTCCCTTTCCTCCTTGGTCCCTTCCCAGATGGGCGTGATGGAAAGGTCGCTGAGAGCCAATGGCAGAACGTGAGGCCTGACATACTGGTCGGGGACCGCCACCGCCACTGCTCCGTCCATTTCGGATAGATCGTGTGTTGGCGCGTCGAGGACGGCATCAAAAATGATGGTCATTTCCTTGTCTGGGATAGGGTCAAGGCGGATCATCATCCTTGCCTCGTCCTTTTGGGAGACGCCCGTATTCTCAATGACATACCTAGTGGGGTCCCCAAACTTCTGGACAGAGCTTGAGGATGCCGTGGTCCCCAAGGTCCCTGAGAACGCCCTCATTCTTCTTTCTGCCCCGATGAACCGTAGGCCATCCTCGTCCCTGTAAAGGGTGATCCCGGTGTCTAGGATTCTGGGGTGATTCACCAACCGATTGATGCTCTGGTCAGTGAGCATGATGGTGTCGAAATGGATGGTGGCGGAAACGGACCCGGTGGACCCGCGAAACTGATTCAACATCTTGGGAGTCCCCGTCACCGAGATGATCTCATTCATGTTTGTCTCCCCGCCAATCTCAAGCGCCGCCCCCAGATGGTAGTCCTGTAAGCTCGCCCCGGTCATGTCGTTGCCGCCATTTGTAGCGGTGAACGTGATAGTTTCCTTGGCCCTGATAAGGTGCGACACTGTCGTCATCCTCATGTTTTCCGGGGCTGCGATAAACCAGTTGAATACGGCAGAGTTGATGCAATCGAGGAGAACCAAGCGGTCCTCAACGCTCATCTGGGATAGAGTTTTACTACCCGTCCACCTCGCAAGCCTCTGTGCTAATTCCTGAACGGTCATGGTCGGGGGCGGTTATTCTTCATCTTCCTTGGCGGCGAATTGTTTTCTGAGCTGCTCGGCCATGTGGGACTTGGTCCCCATCTCCGGGTCAGTGACTTGCAACGATTGCAAGGACCTCGCGGCGTCCTGCTCAAACATGGGGATCTTGTCCTTCTCAAAGAAGAAGTGGGATCTCATTGCATACATTCTAGCAAGGGGGAGAAGGATTGTCTCTACCGCATCTCCCGGGACGGCGGTCACTTCTGCCCCCGTCCAAGCCTTAACCGTGGCTGTGTCGTATGAATCAGCCTTCTTGGCAACGATCATCGATACCCCTACTGATGCTGCTGGCGCTGGCTTGATCACCAAGGTTACCAAGGATGAGTCCCTGCCTGAGTCCTCAGACCCCCTCCGCGTCCTGACAAAGTAATAGCTGGGAGCAGGAACCCCCGCCTCAACGGCCTGAGTCTCTGTTTTCCCGTAAAACCTCTGGAAGAACTGGTTGAACTCGGATTCATCAGTGATCCTATGTAGTTCCCTGCCTGTTGCTGTTATCCAGACGGGCCCAATTAGTTCATTTGCCCCAAGGAGGGCGAAGAGGTCCTTTGTGGTTTCCCCGCCTGCAAACGTAAGGTCCCCCTGCTCCTTGCGAAAATAGTCCAGAGGGCTCTGGTGCATAAGTTGCAACGCAGAGTTGATCGCCGTGGTGGCGTCCTCGTAGATGTAGTCAGGAATGGTCCCGGCCCCCTCCAACCAGAGGACCCGTAACACATTGTCTCTAAGCTCTTTAAGAGTCATAGTCTACTACCCTCCGGAGGGTGGTGACAGTTTGGCGGGTAACTCCCTAGCCACCTTCTTCTTGGCGGCCTTCTTGGCGGCCACAGACTTCAGGATAAGCGGGACTACCCGCATTTTCCTCCCGTGGCAGAAGGGGATAACGACGGAGCAGGCTTCGTTGAAGTCCTCCCGGTCCTCATCTTTGGAGAGGTCGTATGTGCGCCCACCGAGGACCCAGATTTCCTTCTCCATTCCCGGGACCTTGGATTTAAGGAAGTCCCCGTGGCGCGTTCCGTATTTGGTGGGGGCATATTCACCCCGGTCAGGATACTGCAATACTGCTAAAATAGCCATATCGGGAATATAGCGAAAAAGGGCCCCGGTTGCAAGAATTGCAACGCGGGGCCCCTTGAGTTTATTTCCTTACCCTAAGGGATCAGGGGTTAGCTGGTCACGGTCGGGAACGGGACTCCTGCGTATTGCAGTGCGTGAGTCAGGATAAGGTATCCCGGCCTACGCCCAGCAGCATCTTGCACAGGCTCCTGTCCGAAGACGGAGGTGACGAAGATGTCCTTCACGAAGCCTCCCTCATGGGAGTCCTCAGAACGCTGGTTGCGATACTTGCCGTATGCACGACGAGCAGCCTGCTTGCCCATGAGCAAGGTGTGTCCGTAGGGAACTCCATGCTGATTCACAAGGTAGATACTGGCTGTTCCAGCATCGTGGGTTTCGGTGTGGATGTCGCCGTCGAAAGCGGGAAGCGAATGGAAGTCGCCATCACTGTTATCGCTCGCTTGGAACTTGTCAGCCACGGTCAACAGGTTCCCAGAATTGGCCTCTAATTCGTAGTAGCCGATTTTGTTCGCGTGGGTAGCCGCGTTGGAGTGGTTCACAACGGCAACAAGAAAGTTCCCGCTACCATACAAGCTGCTTGCGGCAGCCAGAGTGTCAGTTGCAAGGAACTTGAACGCGAAGAGCGGGAAATACTTGAAATAAGAAGGGGCCGTAAGGGCTCCTGCCGTTTCAGATCCGCCGCCAGCAATTCTAAGGGATGCAACGCCAGTAGTGGTGTTGGTCATGAACCCATCGGTGGTCGAGCAACCAAGCTCTGCCTTGGGGTTCAGCGGAGAAGCAATCGCACCGTATCCGTCATGGTCGATGGGATTGTATTTCTTGATGATATTGCCCCGGACATCGGAATACCCACCAGCGAAAAGCAGGTTGGAGTAAGCGTCCGGACCAGCCTGTTCGTGAGCGTCCTTGTAATCGCCGTCCTGCTCAAGAGAGAACAGAGCGTCGGTGGTCGCAACAGTGCAGTAGCGGTTGATCGCGTTGCCGTTCTTGTCGCGTCCCATCTTCGCAGGGCTCCCGCCAAGGCGAGAAAGCTGCGTATTGGAAGAGACGATGCCGTCCCAGTCAAGGGTGTCAGCACTGAACAGAGCGTCTGAATCAGCTTTGCTGTTGGCGATGATGTGGTTTGCAGCGCCGCCGTGGTGCAGGAAGCTCATAAACAGCTTCTCGCTCTTATTGCGGCCCATCCACTTGCCAAGCTCGCGGGGGATGCCTACGGCGATTTCGCCGCGCATTCCCATGAACTCTTCAGCGCGTTCGGTGAAACGAACGCCGTGGCGCATGAAGTCCACGGACAGGGTTGCGGAGTTGATCTTGATCGACTCAAAAGCATCACCGTCATCGAAAAGCTCATCACCGTGCTTGGGCTCATTGTAGAGACCAGCCATTGTGGTGAACGTAATCTTCTGACCGCGACCTTTAGTGGTGTCGGTGACCGTTTGCAAGATAGCGTCGTTGCCGCCTTCAAGGGGAGCGAAGAAGTCAGTGGTCTGTTCGTAGACCTCGACTCCTTTGCGCCACAACTCTCGGACCGCCCCGGCGTTACCGAATGCGTTTGCTGGGTCGTTGGAAAGGGCGTTGCCGATTCCCTGACCCGTAACATTAGATGAATGGAAATCAGCCATTGTCTTAGGTGGTTGTTAATTGGGTTGGTTTGAGGACCAACGGCTCACCCCTTCAATATCATTCGGCCAATCCCGACCTGAAAACCTTGTCTGCTAATTCGTCAAAGTCATCAGGGCTAGTGATTTTCGCCACCTGATCAGAAAGTGTAGCCGCCTGTCCAGTTTGGACGCCAGCAGTGCGCGAAGCGCCGCTGGCTGCGGGTAGTTGGCCGGGCTTTTCAGTCCTTGGGGGCTGGGGCGAAGGGGATTTCTGCTGAGGCGTAGCTTGCTTTTGCTCTGGAGGGGCCTTTGGGGGGCCTCCCATATTTGGCGCTATATTAAGCTCCTTTGCGACCATTTGAGCGATCAAAACGGGCTTATTAGCGTCAAAGTAGCGATTATCGTCAGTGTCCCGAAGGGCCGCGTCGATCTCTGTTGCTCTGGCGTAGAACTCTGATCCTTCGTTTCCGAATTCTGGATAAAGCTCGTTTGCTTTTGCAACTGCGGAATCAAAAGCATGATCGTGCTCATTTACTGCTGCCGTCGCTTCTTGTTCTTCACGACTGGCGAGCAATTCCATAAGCTCTTCAGTTTCGCCAAGCTGATCCATTACGTCTGCGGCCTCATCAAGGTCGCCGTCACGGAGTGCTTGGCTATGCTTTTTGCGAAGGTCCTTTAGTTCCTGCTTGGCCTCAGAAAAGGTTATCTGAGATACCGGGTCGTCCTCTTCTGCCTCTTGAGCGTCGTCTTCTTCAACTGGCTCAATTCGGGCTGTCGGTCTCTCTTCAATGCCTAACCGCTGTCTTGCAATATCAAGTGCCTGTGAAAGGTTGATCGGTGCATCAGCGGCATCTGCGGCCTTCATTATTCGCAATGCCTCAGCATCCACTTGCTCTGTCGGACGTAATCGGAATTGTGGGATTTTCTCCCCCTCCTCTTCTACGTCTTCGGCTCCGTCTGGCTGACTTTCTTCTGCAACTTGCTCTTGCTCAACGGGTTGCTCTTCTCGTTGCTCTGGCTCTCCCTCCGGGGGGGCCTGCGCCTCCTCCTCATTCGTAGCCGTTTCCTCAGAACCCTGTTCATTTTCGAGGTTCTGCAAGAGTCCGGGGTTTTGCTCAATCTCGGCCATTAAGGCCTCGTATTCAGCTATGTCCCCGGCATCAGATATCCTGTCTGCCATTGACGGTGTGGCTTGTTCAGCAGTTTCCTGCTGGCTATCCACCTCGCCCGAACCCCCCAGATCGTCATTCCCGATCTCGGGTGCATTTTCTTGGATGCTTTCAGTGTCTGGGGCGGCTGCCTCCTCAACTGCTATATTTTCTCCCGAATGGGCCTCTGCCTCACTCATTGTGCTGGGATTTTGGTCTTTATTTGATACTTTGCAAGACTTAAATTGCAATCGTGGCCACTCCAGCAATCCCATCGGCGGAATTTAACTTCCCAAACCTGCTCTCTCCTCCGCCGGGACTGACGGTTGATGAGATGGATGTGGGGCAGGCATTTACCCAAAATGCCAACTCCACAAACGAGGGAACAGACAAGCTAAGGTCCCTGTTGATATATTTCCACATGTTTGAAGAGGTGGAACTTGTTGATAATAATGGCTTTAAGAGGGTTTGCTTGGTTAGGAGAACGGGCAAAGAGGAGGCTCCCACCACATGCTCCTTGGGGACCTTGTTTACCGACCCCACCGATGGCGATAAGAGATACTTGCAACAGGGGACGGTGAATTCTCTTACCGCTCACACAGTAATTGGCGGGGAGGACACCAGCTTCCACCCAGAGACGAGCAGTTTGTTTGTCAGGCTAAACATAACAATGGAAACCGAGGGGGAAGGGGAAGATGCCTTTTTCACCGGGTTGTGGGCGGCCAATTCCCCCCCGGAACTGGTTCAAGACGTATCCACCCCTATTGATGATGAGATTCGCTCCAGCAAGCCTTCGGACCTTAACATTTACGCCCCCTTGGGGAGATGGGACGAAAACACAAACGGGGATCTGGTTTGGAGCCCTGAAGGGTGCGGGGCGGTCACCTTCCAGATATGTCTGCTAAACGCCTATTGGGCCCAAGCCCATTACTTTAGGTCATAATGCCCTACGGGACTGAAAGAGAGAGGCTGTCTACTGAGGTCTTCCCAAAAGATGGGTGCATCTGCTGCGCCGGGTTACCCTGCCCTCCGCCAGAATTTTTCATCGAGCAGACCGAAGGCCTATACCTTGGGTTTCAGGCCAGCCCGGCGGGATTTGACCCCTCAATAGTCAACGCCATGCCCCCGAGCGGGTTTCGTATGCTTTGGCTGACTTATGTGAACGGTGTCCACCACGACGGCGAGGTGACCACGACTCCCTCCGGGGGGCCTGCCGTTAGCCACACCAAGACCAATGTGATTGATTATGATCAATACATCTTTTGGCCAGAGGCGATGAGGACCTTGGGAAAGCTGGAAAACCCTACCTCTCCAGAAGCCATCAAGGTTAGCTCTGGATCGGAGGACAATGGGACAAGGTCTGGAACTTGGGGAGTGGTGGGCGCGGTCGATCCACCGGACATGGAAAGAGGATATTCCTCTAATGGCACCGGGCTTCTAACCTACTCGTCAGGGACGCCTGCCACGGACACTCATGCGGGAACCACCTTTGCCTCAACTGGAAGCACCACGGAATATCGCGCCGCTGTGTCCGATACTGATTTCCTGCAAGTTGCAACAGTCATAGTAAATCACTCCCCCGGAGGAGGAGGAACTGCATATGCCGGTAAATACACTATTCAAAAGGGCTTCAAAGACCCACTGCCATTCGTTTACAGGGTGCGGCTTCCGTTCCCAACTGCCGACAGCCCAATGATGGAGGTCCTCTGGGATGTCGAGTTCAGGGTTGAGGGGGCGGCTGAATACTCCAAGGTGGGGACAGAAAGCTGGGAGGCAGTTGGGTCTGACGCCTTGAGTCTTGGCCAAGCCTTTATGTGGGAGTATCCAACCCTCGGGGACTTCCGGATCACAAATGTCCGCTTCAGATGCGGCCCGAGCCAAAGGTTTAAGGATTACGCGGTAGAGACAACAGACGGTCCTATTGCCCTGTCTACAGAAACCGCCTTTGACTAGGAGAGCTTGGCAGCCACTACGGCTCGCATGATCTTCCCTGATCTAGCCTCACTGTAGGCCCGGTATCCCAAGACCTCGTCGCAAGCCTTTATGACTCCCCTGTTTAGCTGGGTGGTCAACTGGTCACTATCCGGGTCGTTGACAATGGACTGCGCCTCGTCCCTCCTCTTTTGGATCATGGGAATAAAGTGGTCACTCCACCCTTCCTCCCTGCACATCCTCTCTACTCTCTCACCTACCTTCTGGGCGCGGTCATACTCTTGCTTCTCTTTGTCGATGCTCATACTACAGGAGGCTGCTGTCCGGGCATATTATCCTGCGTGTTTATGGCCTGAGGATTTCCGCTCCCTCCGGAGGGAGTGCCTTGTGGGGGAATCTGGAAGCCGGGCTGGATAATCTCGTCCACATGGGAAACCTGCATTGCCTTTAGCATCTGACGGTAAAGCTGGGCGGTGCGAACCTGTAATTCTGGGGGGAGAGAATAAAACTCAATAACCTTGGCGCTGGCCTGCTGCGCCTGAACAAGCTCCTGCTCATTCTTGTATCTGGTCATCTCTAGGCGCACATCCATGTCCACCTGCTTATCGACGTTCTCTGGGCCGAATTGCAGCATTTGCGCCGCCTCGTCCTCTGTATACATGAATGCCTCCCGCACATCGAGATAGGCAAGGGTGTATACGCAGAACTGCTTGAGGAGGTCCTCTAGGCCATCTTGCAACTGGCTGAGGTAGATGGAGAACATCTCCTGACCGGATCTCTCGATATTCTTGACCCCGGTAGCCAGTTTGGCCGTATCCATCCCGAGCATGGCGGCATCGTTCACATGAGAAACTCCGCTCATGTTGATTGCAACCTGCATGAAGAACTCGATCTCCTTGTAGATTTCCCGGCCCTTAACGTCATAGAGCGGGATGACCTTGAGGATGGTCTCTGGGTCGATGTTACCCTTGGGGGTGTATGTCCTGCCGCCATTAAGCTCCAAGTGGGGGTTCTCTTCTCCCTCCAGAGTAAGCTCAGGGTTCCAGAAGATGACATTCCCAGAGCGGGACTGAGAGTGGTTCCACCTGTTGACCAAGAGGTCCACTACTTCTTGCAAGGGCTGGAACACCTCCATGGTGCCTATCCCGTGCCAGCGCCCCTCTACCCGGTTTACCCGGGTGACATTAAACGGCCTGCGGCCATCAGGGGTCCGGTTTGCAACATAGTCGTAGAACAAGGGCCTCCGGTTCTTCTTGTCCAGCATGATGACGATGTCCTCCTGAACGCCGTCTTCGTCCGCATCAAAATGGATGTAGACCTCAGCAATCTCCACGACTGGCTCTCCCTCTAGCCCCGTGTCCGTTTTCCTGTTGTCGTCTTCGGAGTTGACCTTGTCGTGCCCCGAGCTTTCCCCGAGTTCTGGCCTCTCCTTAGTCCCGAATGCTTTCCTGTTGTCGTCAATGCGAACAAGCTCTTGCAACGACTCGAAAATCTTGGTGGCCGTCTCCCTAGTGGTCTCACCCTCATTATCTAGGGCCGAAACATAAAGGGACGCGATTTCGATTGCTGGCTTGTCATACAGGTGGACGCATATGTCGGCCTCTCCAAGGCTTGGCGCGTCGAGGGGGGCTAAGAAGTCCTTGTAGTAAATAGGCTTGGACTCTGCCCCCCGATACTGGACCTTCTGCCTTGGGACAATCTGCACCTCAAACCTGAGCATTTCCGGGCTTTCAAGCCCCTCTGGAAGCTGTGTTTCGCCATCCCTAACCAGAATCCAAATGGGATCGCTTACCACCCCGGGGTCCTGCTCGCTCTGGGTCGCCACTTGGGCCCACTGGTCATCCTCATAGATGTAGTCGGCATCTGCTGCCACAAAGGGAACACCCGCCGAGTCCACCGCGATAGAGGCCTCTTTGTTGAATTGGGTCCACTCTTGGCGGTAAATGGTTTTGGAGACCGTCTCCCCCCTGATGATAGCTCCCTCGACGGCGGCCATAATAGCCCCCTTGAGGTCGGCCTCCTTGGCCTTATACTTGCAATACTTGTCTGTTACGTCCGCAGGCTCTTCATCGCTTTTGCTCACCGGGTAGGCCCCGAACCATGGCTCGGTCCCAAGGAAGTAGCTAACGGCGCGGGAAATCTGTTGTTGGGCAATCCTCCTAGACAAGGGAACCGTGAGGTTGGATTCAGCGAAAATCCCCCCGACCAAGTATGCCCTCCAGTCGATCTGGTTATGGAAGGTCATCTCGTAAAGCTGCCTTTTGCCCATAAAGGACCCAGCGGCCTGCTTTACCGTGTCGTCGTGCCCCCTGCCATACCAGCTCGCTTGCGACGTTGACCCGCGACCAAGCTCATTCTCAAGGGTAGAGATCCTAGCCATGGCGTGAGTGATCAGGCGGTCCTCCTGCCGCGCAGTAAGTTGCAACGGGCTGCTAAAGACAACCTTGGGCTTCTCCTTTTCCCCGGCGTTCAGGGGTGGCTTAGGGGCGGTAATCACCTTCTCGGCAACCGCCTGAACTTGGCTTATGGCGCCAGATTGTCCTTCTTCACTCATCGCTTATCCTTGAGTTTTTTGTTGAATGTCTTTCTTGCCTCTAATTGGAAGTCGATGTTGCCGTAGGCGATTCCTCTTGCCGTATCGCTGGCTCTCCTCCGGGCCTTCGAGATGTCGCCAGCAGTTCTAACGGAAATTTGCTCCTCTTGCCAGACCCTTTGATAGGCTCGTTGGAAGATGTCATATTGCAACGAAGTCATCTTGTGCTTCTGCTTGAGCCCGGTCGCCTCGTCAGTGTAGACGTATGCATTGCTGACACGGGAAGGCATTATAAGGTCCTCCCTGTAGGGCTCCAACTTCCTCCCTCTGTTGATCATTTGGTCGTAATACTTGGGAGTGTAGGGCTGCTGCCTTGTAATCCACGAACCAAATCCCCGGGGCCTCTTGAGAAGGTCTCCATATGCGTCCCTTTGTGATCCGGGGGCAAATTTGTTTCTAGGCAGGTCTATGCCAAGCACCTTGCTGTCCATGCTGGGATACATCTCGTAGAGAAGAAGTTTCCAGACGGGGTTGGCGTCTCCAAGAGAAAGCCTAGCATCGTATGTAAGGTTCCCATCCCTAATAGGCTGCCTGAACACGTTGGGGATTAGGAATGTCGCAAATTGCCTCGCGGCCCATTTCTCAGCAGAGATTTTGCCACTAGCTATGCCGAAGGCGTCATTCATCCCCCTCAGCGAAGTTTTGTCTGTTAGCTGGCCAAAAAGAGTGTCCGTGAATAGTTCGTATCCGGCTTCAGCTATGTTGCGCTCTTTTCTGCCAAGCCTCTTAAATGTCTTCACCCAGTCTACTGTGGTCCCTAGGGTTATGGCCAACGGATCAATTCGCCCATAGTCGAAGGTGACTCCCTCCTCCCCCTCCGGAGTAACCATCTCCCCTATCGGGATAGCGCCAAACAGCAATGTCGCATCTCTTTTTATCCGAATCTTAAACGGACCCAGCCCGGCCCTGATGGCCGCCTCCCTCTCTGCTGGAGCGCCCTTTGTGAACTTGGGCATGGAGCCAGTAATCAGAATTGGCTTCTCCTCGTCATCTTCATCCCCTTCAAACATCGCCAAGATTGCTGCTGCCAAAACGGTCGAAAGAAGCTGCTGGGATAATTTCCTGATGGATTCTGCCGCCTTGGGGTCTGGGTTTCCTCGGTTTTTGGCTAGATACTGACTGAGCTTAAATGAGTGGTAGGCTACTGAGAAGGGGTTGGGGATTCTCGCATACCCCTCTCGGACAAGGTTGGCCAACACCCTTGCAAATGGAATTATTGTAATGCGGGTCATCCCGAGAGCGATTCGCAAGGAGTCCATCTTCGCAACCTCGGTAAGTCTTATCAGGCCGGATTCTGTGACCCTTGAAACTTCCTTGGATGCCCTCAGGCCCTTCTCTGCGTTTTTGACTTTCTGATCAATTGCGTTAATTGCATAAGCAACCGCATCTCCCACAGACGCCTGTGCCCCTGTAAGATCAGATGGGAGGTCCTTGGTGAAGACAGAAACATTGGCTTCTTCTGCCGCGAGCGTCCAACTAGAGGAGCCGGGGACGGTCATCTCCCTGTGGATGAACTGCTCTAGTTCAGCGCCCTCAAGGCCTTTTCCAGTGCCCACCCTATAGGCGATTCCGCCCACATGGGAGCCTGCGACAACGAACCTCATAAACTCGTCCACTCCCATGTTGAACCTAAGGATGTTTCTCCCGAAACCGCCAAAGCTGACCTTCCTTTTAGCGCCCTTTTCCCCCAAGGCTCTTCTGGTCAGGGCTGGTCTTTCCCACTGTTTCCCAAACATTTTTTCTAGGCCCTGATCGACATAGTCGAGCAAGTGGCCCATTTGGTAGCCACGCACCTCTTCGTGGGTTTCCCCCCTGTATTCCCCTCCCTCAACGCCGCCTTTTACGAAGGAGTTGAAATAAGCTGTCTCGGTGTCGTAAGCGAGGAATCCTTGGTATATCGCCATGCCAAGATAGGTCTTCATCCCCCTTGCGATATACTTGAACTCTCCCATCTTGGCCGCCTCCGGGTGCTTTGCCAACTTGTTCAAAAGAGACTCTGCCGCCTGCTCCCCAATCATCCTGTATCCCGCGAAGGGGACGGACATAAGGTTCACAAGAACAGTTTTGGCCGAGAACACGTTCCCATACCAAGACCCGAACGTCCGCGTCACATAGTCAATGTCAATGTCATCAAGGGATCTGAAGGCGGCCTGAACGTGTATTGGGTTGTTTACATTAAATCCTTTTTGGGCGAGGGCCTTCACGGACGCCTTAAATGATCGGTCTAGGACCTTATTGACATCCTGATCGGTTCCGGGCTCCGCCTTTCCGGACAGGGGGGTGCCGCTTGCAAAGGACCCCATGTTGTTCTCGTTATATCCGCGCTTAACCAGCTCTCTCACCTTGGGCTCCAGAAGACCTCTGAACTTCTCCATGGCCCTTCTTTGCCCGGCCTTAGAGACGCCAGTCGCCGCCTCAATGGCCGCTGCATCAGCCCCCTCTCTGGCCATTTGCACGACCTTCCGGAATTTGGGGGTTAGCTCTCCAAGGGCCGCCTGATCGGTGGTCGTCCCAATTGCGACCCCGTCATTGGAGGAGTTGAATATTTCCTCTACAGACATGCCGTCACGACTAAGGACCCGCTTGGATTGCTCCAGCCTGTTGCGTTGCAACTTTTTCAGGTCCTCATCAAAGGCCGCTTTGCTGGACTTGGGGACACTATACCCCGCGTCCTTCTTTCCCCCGTGCTTCTTTCTTAGGGCCTGCATCTGACCCGGGGGCACCGTATTCATCGCCATGCCAAGTGCATACGCCGCTCTTTGTGCCGGGGTCTGGAACGGGTCCCTCATCGAGGTCATCGTTCTTGCAATTTCGCCTCGCAGCTCTTGCAAGGCGTGGGCAAAGGCCATCACCTTGTCAATTTCAGCTTGGTTTCCAGATGTCAGTGCTTTCTGGAAGTCATCTGCCAGAACCTGCATCGAGGCTATTTGGAACTCAGGAGTTCCGGGCTGCCCCAGCTTTTCCGCCGACTCAAAGACCCTCCTCCTGATCTCGTCGTCGCCCTGTGACTTTCTCTCTGCGGAGGCCCCAGTCTTCCACTGAGGGAAGTTCTGCGCGATGAATGTCTCTTCGTAGATTTCCTGAGAAACGTCATATGCGTTCCGGACCTCTGGGGTTTCCCCCACCTTGGCCCTAGAGGGGTCGCCCTTGACGACTTTCTCCCCAGCAGCATTCCTAGAGTCTCTTTTCTTGAACAACTTGAGGCGCTCCCGAAGGGTCTTGCCTCTTTTGTCCATTCTCCCCTTGGCCCTTTCCGCGCCCTCCTCGGAGTCTTTTGGCCCCCTCTGGAGGGTGGGTCCTACAGTCCCCCCTCCCGTTTCCTGATCGAGGTCATCTTTCCCCTTATCCGAGACATCTGGCTTTCTAGCGCGATCATCTCCCTTTCTGCTTCTTTGCGGCCTGTCAATTCTAAGGCCGTATCCTTTAGCACCTTGCCCAGTAATAAATGCCTCCGCCTCTTCTTCATCAAAGTCTTGTTCAAACCTTTCATAGTAGTCGTGTAGTGTGTCTGTTTTCTCTTTTGATTTCCTTCTCAGGACATCAATATCGTTGGTTCCCAAAATGTCTGCCACCGTTGCAAACCCTTGCAAGGAGGTTGCAAGTCCACCAGCAGAAAACGTGAGCCCCCTTGCAAGCTCCTGCCCCTCGCTGTTGATGTCTTGATGCAGCCCTTCGTGCAAGGCGACCCCCCCCACCTCGTCCAGAAACAACTGGTATAGGCCTATGTGATAGTTTTCCTCCACGCCTCCAGCTACCTCAATGATCTCCTCCATGCTATGGGTGTCTCGTACATGCCACAATGTTGACAGCGGATCATGGTAAATGACGGTAGGGGGGGCATTCATCGGCTGGTCAGCCTTGGTCTGCTCGTCTGTAATATACGATATAGGAAGGTGAAGTCCGTATGCGTTGGTCCCAACTGCAAACCCGGCAAATCCCGCCCTGCCAAATTGCTCGTTACTTTGGTATCTCGTCGCGAGATACTTCAGGACCCTTCCTTGGACCTGATAGTAATCCTCTGCAATATCGGCAACCAGTGGGTCAGTCGCGAACTCTTCAACAAGTTCGGAGTCAAGAGTCCCCGACAAATCTAGAAAATGAAACTCGCCGGGAACGGCTGCGTCTCTGGGATCTTGCCCCCACTCCTTGACGGCGGCGTACCGAGCAAACTTTTCCGCCTCCACGCCATACTGCTCTTCATTGCGCCACGGCCTGCGAATAAGAGCAGTGTCCCCTCTGCGGTCTATCCACTTCTGACGCCTTTGGATGTAAGCCATTTGGGACAGCTTGCCCATGAATAGCTCGATTTCGTCTTTGACCTCTTTCGAGACAGAGTTTCTGTCGAGGCTAAACGGGTAACCTGCCTCCCCGGCGTCAACTTTCGATCTTATATTGATCGCAATGCCACTAACTGGGACAAGGGCCTCCTGATCCACGCCAACAGCAAAATTTTCTTCAAATTGATAGATTGTTCTATTGAGTATTTTGCCCGTAACCGCGTTGCTTTGATGCTTCTTGTCCCCGTCCTTCGCGAGAATTTCTATCTCAAACAGGTCCGTTTCAATGTTCCCGTCCTCAATCACGACCCAGTCTTCGTCAGGATAACTCGCTTCGTGCGCCGCGTATCCACTGGGCTTCCATCTCGCTATGCCAGCGAAATCACTAATCGATGGCCCCTTTAGCGCCCCGCTCCAATCTGTCTCAATTTGTTTGATGATTGGGCCGCCGGGACCGGGGAAGTTCTCCTGAATACGTTCTTTATGTGCCTCGATTCCAGCAATGACGTATTTCCTTGTTATCTCTAGTGCCGCCTCTGGCGAGTAGTCATCAAACCAACTCCTCGGGGAAAGGCCGGGGTCTATGGGGGTGCTCGCGGGAGAAGTCGCCCCTTGTTCTACATACCCGGCGTCCTCGTATTCCCTCCCGACCCTGAGTGTGGGAGTTAGCTTTGCCGCGCCCTCTACAAAGGCAGTGGCGTTAGTCCAACCCCTCCCCCACTTTTCGTTAGCCTTGTCATTCGCATTCGGGAATCCCAAAACATATGCCGTCCCCGTGTCGCCACCCTCAGGGGCATGGCTCACGGTCAACTTCATGCCCGGAAGGATTTCTGTTTCGTTCCCGGGCTCCAGCATATTTTCTGGAGTTTCTATTCTCCCACGGGTTAAGTAATCCTCGTATGCGCCGGGGCCTAGTTCCAGTTGCGTCAGAATCCTCTCGCCTTTTTCGTTTTCGTTGATCGTGGACACCCTGACATTGTTGGGGCCCATCAGGAAAACGAGCTTTGCAATCCCAAACCCGCCGCCTTCTCCAACGCCCTTGCCCGAAACGAAGGCAGGGAGGAATTTCGTCCATACAAGTTCAGGAGACATTCCCACCCCATTGTCGGACATCGCGAATAGATTCCCTGCATAGGCGTCTCCATTCTTGTCCACCAATTGCACCTTGCCACTGTCTTGCCACGCGAACCCTCCCTGATTGACCAAAATCGTGGGGTGGTAGGCCTCAAACCCTTTGGGGAAATCTCCAAAGTCAGCACTTGCCTTCCAGTTTCTGACCATGTTTTCCACAAGGACCTCGTCTTGAATACCCGCCTTCAGAGCATCTGCGCGAACAAACTCTTCTATCCTATCGTGCAACTTGGCCTCTTCTGCGGCCTTCTTCTTCATGACGGCATCCACAGAGTTCTGGAAAAGCTCTTTGCCCAAAGTCCCAGTGGGGTCGGTGCCATACATATTGGCGCCAACCAGCTTCAACATTCTCTTTATGTCGAAGGTGGAGGACTCCTTCAGGTCCGCTGGCTTGTCTGCGTCAGCGTCATCAATTCCTCGCTGCAATGCCGGGGCATTGATGCGCGGCACGATCTTCCTGAAGTCAGCCTCCAGTTGCTTGTCTAGTTTTCGGGACTTCAGGAATTCCCCCAGATGGGTGGGCCACGTTAATTGGTCATGAAAGCGCCCCCAGTGACGCCCGATCATGAGATCAAATGCAACGGCCTTCCCGTTCTCTATTGTGAAATTATTCGACCCTGCGTCACCAATGCTCAGATCCTCTGAGGGATCGTAAAAATTATATGCGTCAATAGGGATCATCCCTATATCGATCATATGCAATACCAGTTTCCCCTGCTTGAGGACCTTGCCCTTGCGCTCTAGGCTTTCATAGTCGGGAGCTACGGGCCCCAACACATCCGAGTCTTCTTGCGAGTATGGCTGCCTGACATGTGCATGGAGCTTTCCGTTCTTAACTATGAACCCAAGAAGCTCGTATGTCGCTTCGGGGAAATAGTGGTTGTGCCATATAAGCCTATTGAAATACTCCAAGAAGGAATCGTCGCCATGGAATACCTTCTCTACATACTTCCCCTTGTGGATAACCCAGTTCTCGTATCCACCCATCCCCACCGCTGCATGGTCGTGGAAAAATCGAGCCGAATCGTTGATGAGGTCATTATCCTTTGCCCATCGCTTCAGGAGCTTCCCTTCGACCTTTTTGACCCCCGGGTAGGCATACATTCTGGTTTTGGGGTCAACCCCCGCCGCCCTCAGGACCCCATTAAACGCTTCGTCTGTTTCGTAAAGTCCTCTAAGGTGGGCGTAGGCTTCTTCGCCCGACTTGCCGATAGTTCCGAGGCTCTTTTCAAGGACTTCTTGTGACGGTCCCGCCTCCGTTTGGCGAATTCCCGTGATGGTGAGTTCCTTCTCGCGCTGAAGGGTGGGGGTGCTTTGTCCTCGTCCTCGTCCTCGGGGCCCCTTAGTTCTTGGAGCGCGACCCGTGGCAGGGACCAGTCTAGTCCCATCTTTTTGAGGCTTCTCTGCACCCTTTTTAGTTTCTGGATCTCGCTTTCCGACAAACCATTCAGGATAGAGGGATCGACTTCTCCCGGTGATGATTTTTCTTGCTCTGGCATTGCTGTTATTCTGCCACGTTTTGGTGGCCTCAGCTAGATGATTCGGTTTTTTTTCTCCGCTGGGATGGATAAGGCGGATTCCCTCCCAAGCGATTGACTGCATTTGCCGTGGCTGGATACCCCTGCGGCGAGCGGCCTCTCTGTATGCATCAGCATACAAATGATACAGCCCCGAAACTCCCTCAACTGCCGAGCCTGCCGCTCCCTTGCCGCCGAAGTTGTGTTCCACCGCAAGTGCTGTTATCCCCCACGGCATCAAGTGCGCTGCCGCCACCGCGTGAGTGTCCATGGTGACATCTCCCATCGGGCTATTAGGCGCGACTATGTTGTTAAAGAAACTCCGGACCTTGTGTTCGGCTCCGAGAATCCTGTTAAGGTTTTCAAGGCTCCCATTCTTTAGAATTGAAATTGCATCTGCAAGTTGGGCGGCAGACCCCCAGCCATGCGTCGAGGGGGTTCCTTCTTCCCCGGATCGCAATTGAGCTTGTGTGGGGCTGTTTCTTTGGACATGCAAAATATCCCCCTCCGGGGTCATCACATCGTATTCGGCCCCCCAGTGGTGATCAGCCAGCAATCTCAGGGCCCACGCTTGAGCTTCCGCGTCTATTTTCCCTAGCTGGTTGATGGTGTAACCATAAAGGCCCTCCATGATCACACGCCTATCATCCCTCTTCATCTCATCAAGCCTCCTGTTATAGGCTTGCCGCAGTGATGTTTGCCTCGGCGTCTCGCCATCACGCACTTTCTTCCTTGCCGACGGTGCCGCCTGCGCCTTGGCGATCATTCTCTCTATGGCTTCCCCATGAACCTTGGGGTCTATCGCCTCGTTCCGGTTATTCGCCCAAATATCAATAACCTTCTTGGCCTGTGCCGCGTTCTTGAACCAGTTATTCTTCGGGGAAAGAGATGCAATGACGCCAGCAACCTGAACCTTGGTGTATCCGTATCTCTTTGCTAGGCGATTTGCAAGTTTGCTGGCCCCGTCATACCAATGCGATGCCCTTTCTCTTACTTCCGTTGGCAGGGCGTCATGAACGGCCAAGATATTTTCGACCATCCACTCAATTGCCTTTTCTCTCTTTCTGTGCGGATTCTTCTCTGACCGAATGCTTTGCGGGAGATGATCGTAATCAAACGACTTCATGTGCGCCGTCAGGAGTTCCTCGCTCACCGACGCTATGCCAATGTTACTGCTGGCGTCCCGGCGCTTTCTGGAGGTCGTCGCCGTTTTCCTTGCAGTCCCAACGCGGAACCTGTCATTGCTTGCATTGGGCTTGGATGCGGCTGATTTCTGGAGGGAGAGACCGGATGTCAGCCTGCCTCTGATGGACTCCCACTCTGCCCCAAGATCAATTCCTGCGTAGAACTTGCCATCATGCTCAATAACCTTGGCGGAATTTCCATATATGGGCTTGTAGAGGTTTTCTACCAGCTTCTCGGCGGCGGCGCGTTTCTTGAATCCGGTTTGAGGCCTGCCATTAGGAAGCGCGAGGACCAAGTCCCTTTCGTCTACCGCAATGGCTCCATTGAGAAGATTTCTGTGTAACCGGGATACTAGCTCGGCATCAGCCCCCAAGGAATTCCCAACGATTTCGTTGTCTGCAAATAGCTCGGCAAAGGCTACTCTCGCCTCGTCAGTGAGCTTATACCCTCCCTCCTTGGTTACGTCCTTATAGATGGCGTAAATGGCTGGGGCTAAGGTTGAAAAAGCTCCCTGTAGACCCGGTTCCGGAGACTTGCCTTCCTGCAAGAAGGCCTCAAGCCCTTCTGCCATTGTCTCGATAGGCCTTGAGGGATTGACCTCCTCTGCCCATGCGTTCATTTTGGCGGCATTTTGGGGCCCGATAGCCGCATCTAGAAGACTTCCTCTGGACGCGGGGTCCTGAATCTTCTGCAACACATGAACGAACTCATGCAGAAGAGTGGACGCGTCGCCTTTTTCAGAAAGGCCAATGTAAACCCTAGAGCCAGCGGGGTCTGCTTCGGCTATCCCCTTTACTTCAAGTTCGCTCTTGGCCCTTGTCTTCCGAACATATTCAGCATCTGCTTTTTTGTATTCGGTTTTTTGATCCTCTGTCGCCTTCTCTATCTTCTGGTCTACGTCTACCAGCTCCTTTTTGAGTTTGGCCACTTTGGGGTCAACTCCCCCCTCCCAGACAAGGGCAAGGCCCTCCGTTACAATTGCCGATATCTCTTCAGTTATCTGTTCTTTACGAGATACAAGCTGTTGCAATTTTTGTATCCCCTTTTCAGAAGGCCCTTTTCCGACCAAAGCCAAGAATCTGTCTTTGGCTCTTCGGAGTGCTGGGATGACTGCGGGGTTTCCATCTGCCACATCGGCGGTAATGGAGGTAACCATCCTACTGGCTGCCAAAGCCCTACGAGCGCGTTCCGTGAAGGTCGCGTTTTCCAGAACGGAGCTAAGGCTTTCATTTATATTTGTAACTTTTCCCAAGTAAGACTTAACCGCAGATTCAAGGGCGCCCGATCTTGCTTCTTCCCCGGCTTTAGAGGCTTTCACCCACTCATCCACAAGGGAGGTAAACTCTCCGCCCACTTTTACTACGTTTACAAAGGCGTAGATAGTCTCTTTTGAGAGATCCGTCTTTGTTGACACTGCCGCGACCATCCCCTTGATGGCTTTCAGGACCATGTCCAGCTCGTCAACTGACAGGCGTCCCCTTACGACCTGCGAAGCGTACGCGGTTCTAGTTGCTTCATTAACCGTGTCCTCATACTTGTGCGCGTTTTTCTCTCTCGCCTCTGCGCGAGTTGCAAAGGTTTGAGTTCGTCCCCCGGGGAGGGTTACTTCGTATTGGCCTCCCCGTAGCCTTCTAATATTTGGAGGAAGAACCACATCTTTGCGGTCTGTGATGCGGCTTTCTGGAACGGCCACGCCGAGATCGGCAAGAACTCTATCGCTTGTGTTCTCGGCAATGAGGGCCATCGCCATGCGCTCATAAAATTTCAACTCCTTCTCCAGCGTGGGGTTGCCAGCAATGATAGTTCTGATCCGGTCTAGGAACCTCCTGAGGTATTTGAGGAACAGGCCAAGGGGGCCATTTCTTACCGCTCCTCTGGCCGCCTTGCTTCTCCCCCCCTGCTTGATGGCCTGCCGCATCGTGGCCACTAATAGTGGGTCCGTGATTAGGTTTTCTACAAAGTAGCGAAGCACATCGGCATCAGAGGCGTCCTCGCCTTTCAGCGTCGCGCTCCTAGCCCTTTTGGCCATTAACTCTTGGGCCTTAGGCGGGAAGAAGTCAAAAAGGGCTTTGGCCTCTGCGTCAGAGAGAACCCCTTTGGTGCCCAACTTGGCAATGATTTCAATTTCTATCCTTCTCTGCTTCTGGTCAGACATTCCGTCCACCTTGGAGCTGAGAATTACATCTCCATCTTCCGTTATGACGTAATTTTTCCCTTTGGGAACGGGAGACTCCTCGGTCTCGGTTATAACCTTCCTAACTAGGCCAAACCCTTGCAACGCGGAGGCTACGTCCCTGCTCTCCTTTGGAGTCTTGGCGGCTGGCTTTTTCTTGGCTGGAGCGGTTTGGGTTGTTGGGGCGTCTCTGCCAATCTCCTCCACTGAGGACAAAGTCTCAGGGGCATTTATTTTGGCCGCCGCAGCATCCCCGGCCTCTGACTTGGTTTCCGCCTCTACTACAAACGTCTTGGTCTTCCCTCTGCCAACATTGATTGTGGCCCTCCACTTCTTCTTCCCTCCGGAGGGAGCGGCCTCTTCACCCGCGACAGGTTTTTCCCTAACGACAAATTCCCCGTCTTTTACTTCGACAACCTCGTAGAGGTCCTTGTCGATCTTGGGAGTCTTCCCACCGGAGAGCGTTCTTAGCCGAGTGTCTGCTTTTTGCCTAGTGTCATACGGCTCGCCTTTCGCATTTTTTATGACCTGTCTCCCTCCCTCAACGGAGACGCCCTTGACCTTGCTGGGGTCAGCAAGGCCCTCCCGCGCTTTCGGCGCTGCCTTTTCAGGCTTGGCCGCTTCCTCAGGCTTGGCCGCTTCCTCAGGCTTGGCCGCTTCCTCGGGCTTGGCTTCTTTGGGGGCAGGTTCGGCTGCTTCCTCCTTAGGTTCGGCTACCTTGGGTGCAGGTTCGGCTGCTTTGGGCGCAGGGGCCTCCCTGACTTGCTTGAGTCTGGCTTCCTCATTTAGAGATATTAAAAATTTGGCCGCATCGGGATCTAGCTGCCTAACCGTCCTTATCCCGTCCTCTGTAATTACAAGCTGGCCGTCTACCTCTCTAATAGCAGGATTCCCCTGCTCGTTTGTCGCTTTGTTTACCGCCCTGAACTCGGTTGAGGTTAGCTCGCTATCGTCATTAACCTTGCCGCTTGCAATTTTAAGCAAGCCCCGAGCCTGATGCACTTTGTCGATTTGGGCTTGCGCTTCCTCGACAAGGTTTTCGTTCCCTAGCTCAGAATAGTAGTTCCTGCTTCCAGCGGCGGATTCCTCTATGTTTTTGAGATTCTTGTGAGCCTCGATTGCAACTTGCAAGTTTTTGGCCGCAACGCCACCATCATTAGAGCCTTTCCCGGGGTTGAAGTTTATTAGCTCCAGCCCGGCCTCAACCTCCCCTTGGGTATATTCTGTTTTCCCAAAGACATCGCCAAGTGCCGCACGGGCAGTCTTGGGGTCAGAGAAGTTTTCTGCCGTCATCCCGGTTTGCCCGGCAGACATGGTCGCCCCCATGAATCCTCCAAGGACCAAACCAGCAACGCCAGCGTATGCTGATCGACCAAGGACCTCGGAAAACGAAGCGTCATCAAAGGATAGACTAGAGATGAGCTGATCGGAGAATTCTTCTGCGCCCTCGTAGAGGGAAGCGCCTGCGACGGACTTGACTGCTGATATGAACTTTTCTTTTCTTTTTGTCCCCTCGGCTCCAATGGCTCTCCAGAAATCTCTAACGGTCCACTGGTTTACTACTTTTGGTGCGAAAACCTTTTGAATGCCCGTAGTCCCAAAAGCCCTGACCACGCTCGCGGTAATCACCCCTGTAACCATCGCCCTGCCCCGCACCGCTGGGCTGGAAGCAAGTTCATCTTCTTCCTCTTCGGTTAGAATCCTCCCAAGCTTCTCTTGGAGCTTTGACTTGGACTCTTCATAGTATAGTCCCCATGATAGCCCCGCAGACTGGAACCCGGCTCCGGCAGCCGACCCGCGAATGCCCCATTTTGCAGCAGCTTTATCTAGGTGTTTAACTTTCTCCTCGGCGCTCTTTGCCTTGCTTAGGGCTCCTTTAGTGACACTGCGATTGATGGACCTTTCGATCCCCTTGGTCATTGCCTTTCTTCCCACTGTTGCCCCCGCTCCGCCGGGGACAAGCGAGAACAAGAGGGACGGTCCTTCCTCAAGCAGGATGTCCGAGGCCTTGGAAAGGAGCGCAAAAGGGCCCCATGTCATTTTCGTCCCCGCGAAATCTCTGCCTTCTCTCTGCTCGGCCAAATTGTCAGATGCCCATATTGTCGCATCTTTTGCTCCGGGGATTGTAAGGACTGCGCCTATTCCTGTAAGAGTTTGAACGAACTTCCCGCCCCCCATCATAAGGCTTCTAAAGGGCCTTGATGCCGTTGCAACGAATCCGTCTCTCTTGCCTTCATACTTGGCCACATAGGCGGCCATCTGGTCATTGAAGCTGGGGATCTTCTCCCGGGCCTTTGCTTGCATGTCACGGAGGCTTTCCATGCCCTCCTCAAGGTTTCGGGCGCTCTCCCTGAGATACGAAGCGTCTTCCCCTGACTTCTCCTTTGTGGAAATCTCATCCCTCAGCTCTGCCAACTTCTCGCCTCTTTCTTGCAAGCCAGACTCGTAGCTTTTCCAGTCATAATAAAATTTCTTCCGGAACTCGGCTGGGGTAGGAGTCCCGCCGGGGACGGCGTATGCGGCTGAAGCGCCGTCATATATGCTGCTTGCATATGTAGTTAAAAGCCTTTGATAGGTTTGCTCGGAAAGATAGTGGTCCCTAATAACTTGCGGGGCCTTGGAGGCGTTGATAGCCGCCTTGTATCCATCCGCATCGAACAGGTTTGTGTCCGGATGGAACAGCATGGTTCCATCGGACCTAAGCCTTATAGCCTCTTGGTCTGCCTTCTTTGGCCACGGCTTGTGGGTCTTCTCGACGTCCTCAAGGGCCTGAAACCTCTCCTGCTCCGAATACCCCTTTTCGTCGAACCACTCGTTGATCCTTTTGTGCTGCCCGGGCTGGTCGCCGTATTGCTTCCCACGCTTCGCTGACTTTACAGCAATGGCACCGCGCCGCATTAGGGCATCGAGCATACCACCAGCCGTATATGCTAAATTCTCGTAGAAAGGGCCAGAAGTAACGTCCGTGCCTGTTTCGTGCCGGAAGGACAATGGCAGCCCCATTTCGGCTTCGCCTTTGTTTAACCGGACACCAAAGCCATGCTTGCCAATTGCCTTTAGGGACCCCGGGCTGGAGCCAGCCATCTCATACAGCTCGGTTGAAAGCTCCGCAAAATTCTCGGAATTTTTCGCAAAGGCCTGCTGAACTTGATCAGATATGTTGCGCTCCAGCTCTAATACCCTTTGCAGGATATACTCCTTTTTATTTTCGGGAGTATTAGTCAGCTTGCTAATGCGGTCATCTCCCGGGACCCCCTCGTCTGCTGTATGCCCCGCAGGGCCTTGCAGGAAATATTCAATGTCATCAGGAATCGCCTTATAGCGGCCCCTGATGAGCTTCTTCATCTCTTCGTAAGATTCGTGGATCTCTTTGTGGTAAGAGGGAGCGATGGTCTCCCCCCTGCCTTGGGTTCCCAATAATCCGGTTACCTCTTTTTGGCTCCTCGATATCCCAGATATGGTAGACTCAATGGCCTCTTTTTGTTTCTTCTCCCACTCCTCGTGACGGGCCTTGGTGAAGCCCCGCATGTCCTCAATGGCATCACCGATAATCGGCCTAAGGAGATCCAAGGACTCGCTCCTTGCCTTTACCTCTTTGACTCCTTTGTCGTATTCAAACCTCTCCCTCAGGTAGTCCTTCGTGGCCTCTGCCCACTCTCCCCTGAGGGTAACGCGCCCTCTCTTAATCTGATCCGGTGTCGCCCCGGATTGCAACCACTCCATGAACCCCTCTTCAAGTTCTTGGACGTTTTTGTGATATGCACCAGCGGCCTTCTTCTCGTCCTCAGAGACGGATTTGGCTCGCTCATTATTAATGCCTACCTCTCGGTTATAGGCGTCAATAAACGCGCTTGTTCCCTTGGGGTCCTCCTCAGCTTCTGGGGCCTCCCATGTTCTTCGCCCGTAGGTGCCGGGTCGGTCTCTTGCAAGATCCTCGGGGAAGCCCTCTGAGATTCTCCCCTGCCTCTTGATCTGTTGGTCGATTTCGGCTATTTCCGAAACAGACTTATCATCAGCATCTAGAGCTGCCCTTTGCGCGGCAATAGACTGCTGTTTTTGCTCCAGAAAACTTTGCGCCGCTTCATCGCCGTTTTCAGCTCGTTCACGAAGAGACTCAAGGTAGTTTAGGTCTTTATCTAAATCCTCTTCAGCCGATCTTCTTTTGGCCGGGGACATCGGGGCCCTAGCCGGGTCTTTCCTGATGGCATCTATCTGGTCACCCAGACCCGAAATCTTGGCCTTGGCGTTTGCCCTGTCGGACTTTTCCCTTTGGAGGTCTTTGAGGGTCTGCCTGTGATCAGCGACCTGCTCGTCAGAAAGGGATAGCCTCAATCTGCCATCTTCGTCCTCTAGAAGATAATCAGAAAGCCCCTCATCCGAGGCTCTGGTTCTGGTGATCTTGTTCTGCCTAGCAACCCTATCGTTCTGGATTCTTTCAACTTCGGCATCCCTAGCCCGTTGCTCTCTCTCTTTCTTCTCCTTCCTCAGTTCTTGCTCTCTATTTAGAGCGTCGAGTCTCCTCTGGTGCCTAGCTACACCAGAGCGAAGTTCGGATAAGCCATCAGAGTCCCCATAAGGATTCTGGATAGGCGCATCCTTATAAGGGTCCTCTATATCAGCCATTTACTTGACGGGTTATTTCACCGGGAGAGCCCTATCTCCCTGCCGCCTGCTGCGTTTATGCGGCTGCCGCCTGCTGCGTTTATGCGGCGTCTCGGCTTCCCCGTCGTCCCCGTTGCCCCGCTTCCTCCGGTCGCTCCCTTGTTTCCGGCAACCGTTGTGCCATCTCCATCTTTGCCTTCACCATACTCAGGGACTTCAGTTTCGGGCGTCTTCGGCTTCTCCGTTGGATTCCTGTTCCGGAAGTCATAATCGAAATCTTTCGCAAGTTTGGCCTCGTCGGTGAGGGACTGAATATTTCGCTCCCGCTTCTTGGCGTAATCGCCTTCGTTCATGGGCCGGAACTGATCCCTTTGCTTGTCGGACATCTTCTGGAATTGCCTGTGGGCCTGAATATCGACCTCCCCCTGTGTCATGCCCTTGTGCTTGCCTCCCGTGTATCTATATGCCCCTTTTGTCTTGCTGGACATGGTCCTTCCTCCCCTGTTCCCGCGATGCAGGGCCAAAAATCTCTCAAACCCAGTATTCCCAGCTCCCGCATTCTCAACGGGGGCGACACTGGCGGCCTTTCCTGTTGGGTCTGTTTCAGTAGCGCCGGGGAGATCGCGGGACCTCTTCCGAATATTGGACTTGCTAAACATTTCGCCATATCCTCCCATTTGATTCCAAGAGGTTGGCCGCTGGGGGATGGCCATGGGTGTTTTTGGGCGCGTTACAGGTGTTGGGGGCATGGTCTTTAGTCTTTAAGAACTTGCAACATTACACCATGCAACTTATTTCCTTGCAATGCCTAAAAAGAAGCCAGAAAGCATACCTTTGCCCTCCTCCCCTCCGGAGGGAACAGTCGAGAGGGAGACAATTGTCAAAGAAACGGAAGGCAAAATCAAAAAAGCAGCCGAAGAGGGCCGCCTTTCCATCCGAGCCGCTGATCTGGCTCCCAAGATCATCGAGTCACTTGCAATTAAGTTTGGCCCGGATCAGGTAGTTGCAAAAATTGCAGAGTGCATGTCGGCCACCAAGACGATGGCCATTGGGGGGAAGCCGTTTGAGACTCCGGATTACAAGACCCGGCTGGATGCCCTGAAGCTCCTATTGCAATATCAGGTTGGGATGCCCGTTTCCCGCAGTGAGGTGGTGACCCATAATGTGGATACCATGCAAACACTGGAATCCAAGATGCAGAAATCCCCGGCGCTGAGAAGGGCGGTCGGCAGAATGCTTGATCGGTCGAAAGAGGAGGATGGCGAGATTCTGGAGATCACCAATGAGCCAGTCGTCGATGGCGACATAGAGGAGGCCGAGGAGGTCTTGCAGGAGAGGCCTGAGCCCAAAGAAACCCCTGTGGAATCAGAGGTGAGAAAGAAGATCCTTTCTAAAGATCTCAAGGTCAAGGGGTCGCTGGGGGCGGTGGAGAAATACTCCCGGTAATTTACACTTGTAAGTGCCTTGCAAATGTGGATTATAGTAGGGCATGGACAGGCCACAGAGCCCTGTTAGTGAGTTTCCGCCTATTTTAAAGGAAGGCGGGTGGGTCGATATCGGCTACGACTCGGCCCTAAAATTTAGCGAGGGTAAACTTTGGCACAGGCTGAACGGGAAAATTGTTTCCCGTCCTGAGGGGTGGCTCATGGTCGAAAGGCCATTGCTGGTTTGGATTCTGCAATACGCGACTCGGGAAACTTGTGTTGACACAGGGTGTAAGCCTGCGTAGGCTGACACACATGGATGCAGAACTTCTAAGCCAGCTCAAGGCCACCCTATATGCTCATGCCAAAACCGTTGAGTGCCTAGCGACACTTAACGCAATGCGTGTTGAGAACGAGGATCACAGATCAAAAGGAAAACCCGACCCCCATCCCGCTGAGTCTTTCAGGGATGTAGCAACAGAGATTTCCCAATATGCCGAGGAGCTTGCAGACTAGCTTCGACACACGCGAGGAAGCCTATTCTGCATTGCCAGACTGGCTTGGTCATTACCAGCCAGTAAACATATCCTCACAGTGGGTATTTGACTGGGAAGCGATTGGCTCACTTGTTAGGAAGCGGCGAATGAATACGGGGATGTCCCTGCGTTCAATGGCGAAGTGGATGAGCATCTCCGCGACATACCTTTCCGATCTGGAGAGAGGTCTGAGGCCGTGGCCTCTTGAGAGGTTACATGATGCGTCGAGTGTTTTGGATATGGCCGAGAGAAAACAATCTGAATAAATGGCTAAAGAGGAAGAAATAGAAACTCCGGAGGAGATCATTGAGAAGATCCTCCCCGAGGAGAAGGATCAGGTTAAGCAGTTAGTCACCGGGCTAACGAACGAGTTGATGGAGAAGGACCAACAACTCCGAATGCTTCAAAAGGAGCTAAAACAGGCCATTAAGCGCAAGAAGCCAAAGTATGACCCGCGACTTGGCAAGGTTGCCATGGTGATGTTCTCCCGGCCCAAGGAGGAGGATGCCAAGATCAGGATGCACACCGCCGATAAGGTTCAGGCGAACTTGGCATTACAGACGGTGAAGAACATGCTCTCCGACTCCGATAACGATTTCATTGGTGCCTATTTCCTATGCCCCATGAAGGGGTATGACGATGGGTATGAGAGACTCCAGACTAATGCCGAGGCTGCTTGGCACTTGTTTGAGTTGCTGGACAAGGACCTGAAAACACAAGACCCAGATGCTAAAAACCAAGATACCGGACAAGAGGACGAGGAGAAACCTCAGGAAGAAGAATAACTTCAAGATCACAACGGAGGACTGTGGCTTCTGCTATGTCTCCTCTGGGATTGTCACCGGGTGTGACCCCGGGCGCGAGGCTGGCGAGGATGGCTATTGCAGTCGATGCAGGTCGCCCCTGCCCCCCAAGGGGAAGATACTCTCGCAAAAGCGGCTTGAAGTTCTGGACGCTGACAAAGATAAAGTTGCGCTGGGATATGTCATTAAAGTAAAAAGAAAGCTCGACGGCAAAGAGGACTGGTATCTCTTCCACTGCACTGGGGGCGCTACGAGCAGGCTATTCGGGGCGATGGGGATGGATGCGGAGGGAATTAAGGGGTTCCTCGCGGAGAAAAACTTGGTAGCATTCTGGCCGAGTGGACCCGCTCTCTCATTCTGCCCATTTGCAACATGATAGCTGAAGACACTGAGCTATTCGTCTTTCTGATAATCGCCACCTTGATAATTGCCTTTGCGTTGAAGACGTTGGACGAATAGCAATGGAGGACCCTACCAAGTCTATCCCGGCTGACCGGGAAAACATCATCAACCTCTCGCTGTGCGATGACTTGGTGCCCGGGGAGGTTTTCGCCGCGCTCAGGGAGAACATAAAGTCATACCGCCTGCGCGTGTGGGACAAGCTATTCTGCCGCGACAAGCTGGGACACAAGAAGATCACCCCGTGGGGGGTGTGGACTCACCGCAAGAAGGGTATGGCCAGCTTGGAGGGCTCGCTCAATAATGTCTGGCTCGACTCAGACCTCTCATCTCCATTTCTGGATGGTGAGAAACAGGAGTCCCTCCAAGAGGAGATGAGGCTCGGGGGAGGGGTGACATTGCAAGATAGCCTTTTTGCAAGAATGCAGGTCCGGTCGATAGCCCGGGATCTGATTTCCCATAGCGGGGATAATGTCCCCAAGGAGATACTCGACCTGATTCCCTTGTTCCTCCCCCCAGAGGGAGAAGCAGTCAAAGATAAGTGGATATTCCTCGATTTGCCCTCATTGGCGACCCTGAGTTGGGACGAAATCAGCAATTGCGGCGAAAAGGTGTGGTTATTGTGGGGTTTAAGGGCCTGTCTGGCCGGATTTCCCGCAGCCGTGGTCAGTAGGGAGGGGATGTTGTCCCCAGAGAGGCCTTTATCGCCTGTTTCTGCCCGGTTTGACCCGATTCAGGCCGTAATTTCAGCCTGCTGGGCGCTAGGAGCGGCTGATGATTACCAAGTAGTCATCTCACTTGACCATCCAGTTAAGAAAAAAAGAGGGGCATACATCAGGGCCTCGTTCTCCGGGGAAGGGAGGTCCCGCCTGATCAGCACAAACGCCAAGCTGGGCAACTGGAAAGAGGCAAAACTAAACCCCCCATCGGGGATGGGCGACCAGACAGGGTCAGAGGTGGTCGAGAAATACAAACAGGCCAAGCACTCGTTCGTGAAGCGCCCCTCCCAATCACAGTAATAATTAAGCCCAGATCGGCGCAAGCCGGATGGGCATCATTTTTTTTCGGGAAAATGGGCACTTCCACCGCGTAAGCCACCAAGGAGCCAGTGCAGCAAGCCCATCAATGGTCATCAGACCCAAATCCCCATCTGGAGTCCCGTTCCATCCCCGGAGTCCCAAAATAGGGGTCCCAAAGCAATTAGGAGTCCCGTATTCACCAGTAGAAGCCCCGGCCTAGACGTAAGGGTATCTTTACGTGGGGAGACCTCGGGCCCATGGGACCCAAAGCGGGGGTTGGGGTATGCCGGGGTGCCCCCTTGCAAC